GCACGATGATGACCTAGTAGGCATCGACCTTGATGACTGCTACGACACTACCATCGGCTTTACTAACCCCGACATGCAGGCCTTGGCCTCTAAGGTGCAGGGGTACATGGAGATCAGCCCATCAGGCACGGGCGTCAAGATCTTTACCCGCTCGAACCCGTTTGCGACGCACACAGACCACAGCATTGGCTTTGAGGCGTACGCCAACTCCCGATTCTTTACCGTGACGGGGCACCACATATCAGGCGCCGTGCCGGCGGAGACGCAGGACTTAACCCATGTGTTCCCAGCCCGTACACTTAAGCAGACAGGCGACTCGTTTGGTGACTACACGGCACCAGTCGAGGGCTGGGACATTCACCGCGTCGAGACAGAGATACTATCCAAGCTCGACCCCGAGTGCGGGTATGCGGAGTGGCTCAAGGTGGGCGCTATACTGCACCACCAGTTTGGTGGCGACATCGAGGCCTGCGAGGCATGGGATCGTTGGAGCGCGACGGGCTCAAGCTACACCGCCAGTGGTGACTACTCCTGCGAGAACAAGTGGCGCACGTTTAAGGGCTCCGGCGCCACACTGCGCTCACTGATTTTTCAGGTCAACCAAGGCGAGCGCACGGAGGCACTTGCACGCGGCGAGATTATCTTAGACTCAGGCACCATGAACCACGCCCGCACTTTCTTAGATAACTTCTACTCGAGCGAGGAGGGCTACTCGTTGGTGCACTACGCGGATGACTTCTTTATCTACGTCGGCACGCACTACGAGATCATTGAGGAGTCAACCATTCGATCCAAGGTATACAACTTCTTGGATAAATGTAAGAAGTCGGGTAAGCAGGGCGCCCTTGTACCATTTAACCCAAACCCAGCTAGCGTATCGGGGGCTATTGACGCGATCAAGTCGATCGTGCACTTGGCCAACCACCCGAACACTAAGCCACCGATTTGGTTAGATGACTACGCCAAGACTAAGCCTGCCGCCTCTAAATTGATCTCGGTAGAGAACGGCATCTTCCACCTAGAAGATTCCATCCTCCTGCCGCACTCACTGGGATTCTTTACGCAGAACTCATTGCCCTTTGCGTACGATCAGTCGGCGACGTGCCCGACGTGGGACGCGTTTTTACAGTCGCTGTGGCAGGATGATCAGGAGTCGATTGACTGCCTGCAAGAAATGTTTGGCTATATTTTATCGGGAGATACGAGACAGCAAAAATTCTTTAACATCATTGGCCCACGCCGGTCCGGCAAGGGAACCATCAACAAGGTGCTCGTTGACCTACTAGGCCAGCACAACACCGTAGCACCCGAACTAGGAGAATTATGTGATACTTTTGGACTTCAGCCATGGCTTGGAAAGCTACTTGCTAGTTTTACTGATGCTAGGGCTCCTGAGCGTAATCGTAGCGCTGTTGTATCTCAGCTCTTACGTATTGTCGGAGGTGATACTATTACCGTTAATAGAAAAAATAAAGAGGCGTGGAACGGATACCTCCCAACACGGCTAGTCATTTACTCTAACGAGGTATTGCAGTTGACTGAGAACTCTAACGCGCTTACCGGCCGCATGATCGTACTGAAGATGTCCCGCTCATTCTTTAACAAGGAAGACACCGAGCTCTCAGTCAAGCTACGCGCCGAGCTGGGCGGTATCTTCAACTGGGCTATGGCAGGGCTCAAGCGCCGCATTGCAAGGGGTGGGCACTTCACACAGCCGTCATCCGGCAAGGAGTACCTAGACCTGATGGCGGAGCTGGGCAACCCACTGGCAGTCTTCGCCGACGCGGCATTGGACTTTGATCCGCTGGCAATGACGCGTAAGGAGGACGTCTTTGCCTGCTACAAGCACTGGGCGCTTAAGAAGTCCATGGCGCCAGGGACTGAGCAGGCATTCAAGCGCAGATTCTTGGCGGCGACGCAGGAGCAGTTTGTAAAGTCGGAAGAGGTAAGGCAAGACGGTGAGCGCGTCAGCGTATACATGGGCGTGGCACTCAAACCAAAAGCGCAGAAGTACATTGACAGTATCGAAACATTTGACGAGAGTGTATTTTAATGAAGGCAATAGTAATAGCAACTAAAGAGAGTCGGGCGCTGTCCGTCCTGCTCGCATCCATCAACGCCTACGTGCCTAACGATGTAGTGGTTTACATCGCTGGGCACGAGCGCTGGGGTGTTGGCCGGAGCATTACCTGCATTCCAAACACGGCGACTAATTATGGTGACGCGTACAACGCAATCGTGCACGAGGCATTTAAAAAGTATGATGAGATCATTGTCGCTAATGATGACATTGTACTGACACCAACAAGCTACGAACACCTTAACCAAGACGTCTTAACGTTAAAGCCCCAGTGCAAACTCGGCTGGGTGGTTGCCCGCGCAGACTACGTGCGTCCAAATCAAATTGCGGCACAGCTAGACCCTAGCCTAATTTATAGGACAGAGCGCTGTTCACCACTGTTTGGTTACGTCACAAAGCAGGCGTGGGTGGACTACCCGCCGATTAACTGGTACAGCGACGACGTACAGTGTCTGGATATGATGGCTCAGGGGTGCTCCCATTTTATTTCTCGTAGCTACGTGCACCACGCCGGCAGTCAAACCATTGGCATGGACAACGCGGCAAACCACCTAGCCGCGCAACCATGGATCAAAGAACACAGACCCGAGCTACATAAGGAGTGGTATAAATGACAAAGTTTAGCTTTCGCAAAATGATTAAGCGCAACTCATTCACAACTGTGTTTGGTCGATGTGGGGCACGGCGGCTTGTCACCGACTACAAGCACATGAAGATCGTATGCCGTAACCCAAGGGCAAAGCGAACCAGCATTCAAAAGATTCGCCGTGCAAGCCAAGGATTTCGCAACAAAATATTCGGGCGCCTCAACGCGCTCAAGATGAGGCTAATGTTTGGCCGCCACAAAAACACGCCGCAGTTTAGGAGATAATATGAGCTTTACAATATACGAACCAAGCGGCCTGATGTTTATCCAATGGTTTCATACCGTAGACGCACTGATCGCCAGCATGCTGGCCAACCCTAACAACAGGTACCACAGAAATGATTAAAAAAATATTGTTGATTTTTGCATTAGTATTACCAGTAACCTGTCTTGCAGATGAGATGGCCGTAGCGGCCGCGCCAATAGAAGGATATAGTGGCAATCGTTGCAGGGTGTTTATCCCTCAGTACCGCGCAGGATCTAGCGTCATGTACACCGGTAGTTGCGGATGGGCTGGGCTAAGTGGGACAGGGGCGTACGTGCAGACATGGAATCACGGCAACCACATTAGAATTGTCAGGGGGCAGTTTGCGTCAGGGCAAATACAGTCATTCGCCAAGATAACGTACATTAACATGGTCAAGAAAACCGTGGAGACTTACGAGCAAAACAGCTACACCACACAGAATTTTAATGAGCACCACCTTGATGATATATTGGCAGACGCGCGGCAGTCGGGACTGCGTCTAGGCAACACGCCGATGGCATACATTAAATTAGCAAACTACATTGACATGAGAGAGTAAAATGAAAAAAATATTAGCCACAGTTTTTGTTATTGGGTTGTCGGCCTGTTCGTCAACACCACAGCAGGTGTTTCAAATACCGACGGATGGAAGGAATGTCCCAATTAGCTCAGTGACAAACATTCCGGTGATCTCGTTTGTCTATGACTCAGACGTTACGCAAATGTCGCGCACGCAGGTCATCGACGCCGTGCGTGCCTGCGAGGACTCAGGTTTGCGCGCATCACCCGTCACCGCACGCCGCCGCATCACTGGCCAGACCTCAGATGTCGTCGTTGACATCCAGTGCCTGCCACGCTATAGATAAGGAGACAACATGATTAACTTAATTGTTGGGTTTGTGCTAGGATTTTTTGTTGCGACCATGGGCGTCACCGGCGTTGCGACGGTAATTGACAATGTAATTGAAAAGGTAAAGACAACTACCATCACACTGGAGACAGACAAATGACTAAAAAGAAACCACCAAGCGTCATCTTTGAAGAGGGCTGCTTTGATGAAATGCTTGATCTAACGCAAGAAGAAATGGACGCGCTGATCGAGGGCATCATACAACTGGTAGAGACAGGCGAGATTTATAGCAGATCCGAACTGGTAGATGACCTGCCGGAAGACGAACAGGCCGAGATTATTGACATGCTAGAGCGTAAGAAACGCAACACAAGGCACTAATGAAAGCTAAAAAGTACGACTACTACAAGCTGGACGTAGGCTTTTACCCCGACGTGATGAAGATGTGCTTTGACGATAAAATCTTCCAGCAGATTCTCAAAGACCACAACATCACACTGAAAGCAAGCGCACTAGACACTGGCTGTGCCGAGACACACCAAATTGGTGACGGCAAGGCAGGCATCATTATCTTGGCGTTTAATCTCGCCGAGATCGGGGACACGACCGCGGAAGTATTCGACACCATCGCGCATGAGGTATCACACGCCATCGACCACCTCGCCGAGTTTATTGGCGAAGAGGACGGCATCACTGGCGAGACACGCGCCTACCTTACCGGCTCACTTGTCCGGCAGATCTACAAGATATACGAACACGAGAAAGAAAATCATGCTAGAAAAGCAAGTGGAAAAGTACTTAATCAAAAAGGTAAAGGAAAGCGGGGGACTGACGTACAAGTGGATCTCCAGCGTGACGGGGGTGCCGGACAGGATAGTATTCCTAAACAACAAGGCATTCCTAGTTGAGTTAAAGACAGAGACGGGCGTCCTATCGCCTAGGCAAATCCACGTATTTGACGAACTGGGGGAGGCCGGCTTTCCGGTCTACATACTAAGAAACCAAGAAGATATTGCGGGGTTTATTCGTGAAGCAACAGCACCTTAAAACATACTTGCAAAACGCAAGATCGCGGGCTAAGCGAGACAACGTGCCATTCAATCTTACCTTGCAAGATCTGGTTGATATTGCCACCGACGAGTGCCCCGTCCTGCACACACCATTTGTGTGGGGCGTATCGGGGCTGGGCAGGGGTAAGACACGGCCGGATAGCCCGACGCTAGACCGCATACTGCCTGAGCTGGGCTACATCAAGGGCAACGTTGCATTTTTGTCATACCGAGCCAACCGGATTAAAGACAACGGCACCATGCAGGAACACTATGACATCGCAGACTGGATTTGGAGCCACACACATGCTAAAGAGATCACAACTACATCAGTACCAGCAGGAGATTATATCGCGGGCGCAGTCGGTGCCGAACTTGGGTCTGTTTCTACCCCCTGGACTTGGCAAGACGACGACGACACTCACCATCATTGCGGAGCAGATGCAGGGCAAGACGCTGATCATTGCCCCCAAGCGAGTAGCGGAGACGGTATGGGACGCGGAGGTCAAGAAGTGGGAGCACTTAAAACATTTAAGGGTTTCAAAGATTATTGGCAGTCCAGAGAAAAGACTCGCCGCATTATCGGCTGAGGCCGACATCTACCTGATTAACCTTGAGAACGTGGCGTGGCTTTGTGGCCTTTCAGACAAGTTAGTGTTCACTAACTTAGTAATAGATGAAAGCAGTCGTTTTAAAGACCCTAGCACCAAGCGCTTTAAGGCCATTAGGAAGCATTTAAAGGGCTTCCAGAGGCGTCTAATCCTGACGGGTACACCTACCCCTCAGGGCATGCAAGATCTCTGGTCCCAGGTGGGTATATTGGACTTAGGACAGCGTCTGGAGACTAGCCTGACCCGCTTTAGGGACAAGTACATGCAACCGGATCAGATGAACCGCCACACGCGCGTGGTGTATAGCTGGAAATTAAAAGGAGGTTGTAATGAAATCATTATGGATAAAATTGGAGATATATGTTTTAGTCTTAGGGCTGAGGATTATCTTCAATTGCCTGCGCTTACAAGCCTGTATCACAAGATTGAAATAGACAAAAACGTAAGGAACAAGTATGAGCAACTTAAAAAGGATATGGTCGCTGAAGTCGGTAAAGAAAAGATCACAGCTCCAACGGCAGCGGCACTGGCGAACAAGCTCCTCCAATTCACATCGGGCGCCGTTTATTCAGAAGATGGAGAGGCGCATGAAGTGCACCGTGCTAAACTGGAATGTCTTGAGTCGATCATGGAAGAGTCCTCCTCCCCTACGCTTGTCTTCTACCACTTCAAGCACAGTCTGCAAAGGCTTCGGCTTACTTTCCCGGACGCCGTGGTCATGGACGATGACAACATTGCAGCGTGGGGTCGTGGCGAGATTCGTATGCTACTCGCACACCCGCAATCAGGGGGAATCGGGCTTAATCTCCAGTGCAACGTTGGAGAGACAGCACAAACCGTCTGGTATGACCTACCGTGGAGCTCAGAGAACTACATCCAGGCCAACGCCAGGATTTACCGCCAAGGGCAAGAAAAACCGGTTATCATACACCACCTAACCATGGCCGGCAGTATTGACGAGCAGGTTGTTAAGGTCTTGGACGGAAAAATAAATTTGCAGGACGCCCTACTAAACGCCCTAAATTTTGCATTAGTATAAGCATGGACAAATTAGAACTCTTTAACAGCATAATTACAATTGTAACCCCCGTCAATTCAATGGGCGCCAAGGCGACATCGCTTGACGAGCCATTGGGTGAGACTGGGCTTGACAGCCTAGATCTTTTAATGATGGCAATTTACCTCAGCGACATTTACGGCGTTGAGGAAGAGGTGGCTAAGACTATGCAACCAATCACCGTGGGCGATATGTTTGCGTTTATGGAGAAACACGCAACTAAAATCCCGAATAGTGTTCAAGAGGCAATGGACGGCATTAAATGAATATTTACTTGACAGATTACCGAACGGCCAGCACCACACATACCGAAATGTTGGAAGATGTAGATTACCCGCAACGTGTGCATTGGTTTCCGGAGACATACTCTAAGACCAAAACTGGGCTGGTTTATGCCCCACACAAACTGGCCGAAAAAGTATTGGACCCAAAACTATTAGAAGATCTGCGTAATCGCAAAGGGAGGACTGCATTTATTTTAGCCTCAGGCAATTCACATTTTGCCGGGATCAACCCAAAAGATCCTCCTGAGAATAGGCTAACGTATGACTATAAGTTTTTGGCCTTATCACTGACGCAGGTATATGCCGGACGTATAGCGCAGATGTGCGGAGCCAGGGACATGGTAACCACCGACGCCAGCGCGTGCGCCTCTAGCCTTAAGGTAATGATGGACGTGCGCGAGCTGTTTGTGTTGTATGGCTTTGATCGCGTAATAGTATTAACTCTGGAGGATTGCGTAAGTAACTTGGTGTTAAAGTTTTTTGGTGAGTCCAAGGCGTGTCTTACTAAAGATCAGGAAGATCAAGGCATCAAGCCATCGGCATTTGACGATCATAATTTCGGTTTTAATATTGGGCAGGGCGCCGCCCTGGCAGTCTTTGAAAATGCTAAGTACGCACGCAACAGTAAGGCGCAACTCCTTGGCGCCTATACCGCGGCAGAAGAAAGCACCAACGCGATTGGTCAACGCGAGGATGGTCAAGGATTTGTCAGGGCGGCAGCCGGCGCATTGCAGACGGCTAATATATCATCCGGTGATATACGTATCGTCAAGACGCACGGCACTGGCACCAAGTCCAACAACCAATCAGAAAAGGCGGCGCTGCAGCAAATCTTTCACCGTGAGTTTTTGGCCACATCATACAAACAACGTATTGGCCACACCATGGGTGCATCGGGTTTGCTGGAGACCTGCCTGCTACTAGACGATATGCGAAATGGTTTAATACCAGGCATACCAAACAGAACTAAGCAAGACCAAACATTTTTGTCAAACGATTTAATTATTGGAGGAAAAAACCACAACATCCTTAGTCTTGCCGCCGGCATGGGCAACGTTTATTCTGCAGCAATTTTTAGAACATTATGAGAACAAAAACCAAACACAAAGTAAGCGCAGTAGCCCCCAGACTATCGGATGAAGACGTAGATCCAATTGAACAGGACGACATTGAAAGCTCATCTATGCAGGTTGTTGAGGGCTGGCAGCCATGGGATTTAGAAGACATAGCGGACATTCGCCGCCTGATCACCGATAAAATGCCAGTCAAGCAACAGTTTATTATCGAGGGCTTTTTAGATGGCCTGTCATACCATGACCTGGCCGTAACAGAAAAATATTGGCGCTACCACTTTGCTAAAGGGGTAGAGTTTATTAAAAAGGAGCTAGGCCTATGAGTCATTTTGTTGTAGAGCATGTATATAACGGCTACCCAATGTTTGAGACAATCACTGGCGTTGAGGACGTTGACCTCAGCCTATTTCCGGGGTTTCAGACATTCTGGGTATGCGAAAGTTTAGAAGAGGTCATCGCAGTAGAAAACGAACTAAGGAGAAAGCACAATGCACGACGCAGTTAACAAGCCCAAGCACTACCTAAGCCACCCGTCTGGCATTGAGTGCATCACGATCACGGAGCACATGGGGTTTTGTCTTGGTAACGCAGTTAAATATATTTGGCGCGCGGATGAAAAACACGACGCAGTAGAAGACCTACGCAAGGCCAAGTGGTACATTGAACGCGAAATTGAAAAGAGGACTAAAGTATGAAGATGCAAATTGATGTACCGGAAGAGTTTACAGACCAGCTAGTGGAGCACGAACTAATTCACTCCTACAAGATGGTAAGCCATGAACTTAAGCGGCTTAAAGAATTAAAAAAGCCAGCACCTCACCAACAGGAAGACATTGTGGATTTAACAAAGTACCTGGAGGCATTGATGGTTGTGGGCAACTGGTTTGTTTGGCAATTTGAAAAAAAGGTAAAAAAGAAATGAAAAAATATACATACATTGACTTAGAAGATACCATATATAAGGTATGGCAAACCAGCGATGACCTTGAGACGCTGTACAAGTACCATGGCGACGCTGAACAGCCAATGACAGAGGACGAAGTAGCAAACACGTTGATTGGCCTTAAGCAGCTACATGACATGCGCTGCTGGCAATTGATGGACATGATGACACGAGTCTTTGAGCTGAACCAGTACTGCACCGACCCAGAAAAGTTGGCGGCAAGAGATGCTATATTAAAACATGTAAATGAAATTAAACCAAAAAAGAAAGGAAGTAAAAAATGACAGAAGAAGTCAAAAACCCGTTAGATGATTTTTCGGTAACGTTAGAGTTTTCAGTGAAAGAAATAAATGCACTGTTAAACATCTTAAACACACCTAACCAAGTACCAGCTACGACCTTGGTGGCGTTTATTAACGCTATCCAGAAGCAAGCCGGACCCCAAGCCCAAAAGGCTAAAGATAGTTTAGAGGCTATAGCAAAGGCGCAAGATGAATCTAAAGCAACTTCTTAAGCACGCAGGGGTTAGCAACAACATCATCAAAGAAGTTGAGCGCAAAGCAAAACAGACCACGGCCCAAATGGAGCAGGAGCACCAGGAAAAGGCCATGGCCATGACCAAGATGATGCTAAACGACGCCCTACGGTACAGGAAAGAGCACGGCAGTAACACCCCTCCGTCTAAACCTAAAAAGACAATTATTGTGCCAAACGATATGTAGGGCGGATTTAATTAACTTTTTGCATTAGTATATATAGAGGAGCTTATCGGGAGATACCTCTAGCTGTAAAGAAAGCAAAAGGCCGCCAGGGACGCCTTCATAGAACCCTGGCAATTCACACACAACACACAGGAGATTTACAATGAACCCATTTGAACTACGCTATTCCGTATTCCAGACAGCCAAAGACTTTTTAGAGCAGCAGTACAAGGCTAACTTGCAGGCGTTTGACGCGCTGGACAAGACAGCCAAAGACTTTGCCGAATTGGCGCCTAAATTCCCAACCGTGGAAGAGGTGATTGAGAAGGCAATAGAGATTAACAAATTTGTTAGTGACGCCAACGAGCGTGAACTAGCCCGTGTCGTTAAACGTGTTAACGGTATCGGTATTACATTTTAAGGAAAAACCATGGCAACTAAACCCGGCCTATACGCCAATATCCAAAAAAAGAGAGAACGTATCGCAGCGGGCTCTGGTGAAAAAATGCGCAAGCCGGGTGCCAAGGGCGCCCCTACTGCAGATGCGTTTGTGCAATCTGCTAAGACAGCTAAACCCCCAAAGAAAAAATAATGGCTACCAAGAAAAAAGGAGTATCCCTTGCGATTGGCCGTGGTGAAAAGCTGCCTGCGTCTAAGGGCGCTGGGCTTACCGCCAAAGGTCGTGCTAAGTATAATGCGGCTACTGGCTCGAATCTAAAGGCACCACAGCCCGAAGGTGGCGCTCGTAAGGACTCATTCTGCGCTCGCATGTCTGGCGTTAAAGGTCCGATGAAGGACGAGAATGGCAAGCCAACAAGAAAAGCAGCAGCTTTGAAAAGGTGGAAGTGTGGCAGCTAAAAAAGTAAAGTTTACCCCTGAGATGGCTAAGACTGTCTTAGATTTAGGCATGCAGGGCGCGTCTCAAAAAAGCATGTACGCCGCGATCAACATCAGCAAGGCCACGGCAGCTAAATGGAAGCAAGAAGATCCATTCTTTGCCGAGACCATGGACATGGCCACCACGTACGGCCAGTCGTTTTGGGAGATGATGCTGCTGGCGAACATCGACAACAAGGCCTTTAATAGCCGCGTGGCAGAGATTGCGCTACGGGGGCAGTACCCAGATGATTACAAAGACAACCGCGAGATCAAGGCCAACATTAAGCAAGAGGTAACGGTAGATTTTAATAAAGAGATCGGTGATTTGATTGCCGCCCTTAAAGTCTAACAATATATTTTTTTAGTTTTTCCCAATAAGGGGTCCGAAAGGGCCCCTTTTTTTGCATTAGTATATGTACGATTAAACAGACTTGAAAGACAAAAATGACAGCACACGCACTCCTCAGCGCGTCAGGATCTAAACGATGGCTATCCTGCACACCCAGCGCTAAATTAGAGGCAACCCTACCAGAACAAAAACGTGGCGCCGGAGCATTTGACTTTAGTCAAGAAGGAACAACCGCCCACACACTGGCAGAAGCAAAACTAAGATACCATTTTGGACAAATTGGAACAGAGGAGTATGAAAATGAAGTTAGATCCGTTAAAGAAACACCCTACTACAACGACGATTTCGAGGCTCACGTCGATAGCTACGTTTTATACGTCCGCTCTCAAATCGGTGAGGGTGATACCCCGCTATTTGAACAGCGCGTTGACTTCAGTGACTGGGTTCCTGACGGCTTTGGTACAGCCGATGTGGTTATACTTTCTAAGCACGCCATTCGCGTCATCGACCTCAAGTTTGGAAAAGGAATCCCCGTCCACGCCCAAGACAACCCGCAGCTCCGGCTCTACGCCCTCGGAGCGTACTCCAAATTTAAAGAAGAGTACCCAGAGATTAAAGAAGTCAGCTACACAATCCACCAGCCAAGACTCGACAGCATTAGCAGCGATGGCACGTCCATCGCCAAGCTCATTGACTGGGCAAACTACTTCGTCAAACCCAAAGCCAAGAAAGCGTGGAGCGGCTCAGGCGAGTTCCTCCCAGGTGAGTGGTGCGGATTCTGCCGCGCAAAAGCGCAGTGCCGCGCCCGGTCGGACTACAACACAGAGCTTGCCCGCCAAGAGTTCAAAGCCCCGGCCCTCCTCAGTGAAGAAGAAGTCAGCGAAGTCTTAATCAAGGCAGGACAATTAAGGACCTGGGTTAACGACGTAGAAGAGTTTGCGTTAACGCGAGCAGTGGACCAGGGAATAGTACCACCAGGCTACAAGCTGGGCACCACAAAGACCCACCGTAAGATCTCAGATACGGCCTTAGCGGCCACCGTTTTAGTTGAGAAGGGGTTACCCTCAGAAGTTATTTGGGAGTCTCCTAAGCTCAAATCACTGGCCTCATTGGAAAAGATTAACAAGCAGGTTCCTGCGTGGTTGGGTGAGCTAGTGCAGCGACCAGACGGCGAGCCAAAGCTAGTCAAGGTCAAGGAAGACGCTAAGGAGGACTTTGCATGAGCTCATGGTTAATTGGTATTATTGGCGTGGTCTACTTTGCGGTAGCGATCGACCAGTTTATTAAGGGTGGTGTAGGTACAGGCATCATGTTTTTGGGCTACGCCCTCGGCAACGTAGGATTGGTAATCGTGGCTAAATAGGAGACCGCATGAAGGTAGAGTACTACGGATCAGAGTTTGAAGTGCCTGAAGTACTAATTAAGCAATTTGAAAAAGATTTTGACGCGCTACCGGGTAGCAGTGACCGCCACAGTGTCTACATGCTGCGTAATTCAATCTACGAGATCCTGGACATTGTCGCAGATGACCCAGAGATGTTGGATGAGAAGGAGTACCGAGAAGACTTTGTTCGGGCACTGGCAATACGGCAGGCAATGAGCACCCTAGGCATTTTGTACGACTCATAATTATTTCATATTGTGAAACAAAAAATAGTAAGAAGTTTGCATTAGTATATGTACGGGTAGACAGGCCAGCCCCGATTGAAGTCTGGTCTTTATGTTAAAAAGGTACTAATCATCATGGCATCAAAATCAATCAAAACCAAGTTTGTAACTGGCAAAGTTCGTTTCTCTTACGCTAACGTGTTCGCTCCAGCAGAGACACCTAACGGCACACTGAAGTATTCAGTTTCAATCTTAATCCCTAAGTCAGACACAGACACGGTCAATCGCTTTAAGAAAGCATTTGAGGATACCAAGACAGCTAACGCCGCGGTATGGGGTGGCTCAATTCCTAAAGTTCTTAAAGGTGGTCTGCGTGACGGTGACGCAGAGAAAGACGATGCAGCGTACGCAGGTCACTACTTCATCAACGCCAGCTCTAACGAGCGCCCTGGCATTGTTGACGCTGATTTGAACCCAATCATTGACACCAGTGAGTTCTACAGCGGTTGCTATGGTCGTGCCTCAATCACATTGTATCCGTACGATACAAGCGGCTCCAAGGGCATTGCAGCAGGTCTTAACACCGTCCAGAAGCTAGAGGACGGCGAGAAGTTTGGTGGCTCTACAACCGCAGCAGCCGACTTCGCAGTATAAGTTTTTGTAGTACCCAGTAGTGGGCGGCCCGGCGTAGAAACTGC